CATAGTTTACCAGTTTGAACAACTCCCACATCTCCAAACTCTGAGGGATTTGTTGATTCGTGAATTAGGATCATTAGCAGTAGCTGCACTAGTCAGTCTACGTTTCATTCCACACATTCTATTGCAGAATGAATTTCGTCTTTTTCCTCCTTTAGGTTGTGGGGCTCCTAACTTAGAGCCAGGATTAGCTGCTTTGTAAGAAGCTCTTCCTTTGGCATTTAACCCTCCTTTTGGGTTCTTACCTGCCTTTCTTTGCCATGCTGGTGAGTTAGCCATTTTTATATTTGTTGAGGATGTTGCGGTGGTTGGGTATTAGGTATGTTTGGGCTTGCATCTTGCATTCTATCTGTAGTTATATCTGGTAAAGTACCAGCCAAAAGTCTAAGTTCTCCAGACATCATTCCCTGAGTAATAGCCTGTACCATATCCATAGGCATAGGAAACTGGGAAGCATCTGTATAACAAGGAGCACCAGAACAATCACTAAAAGTAGAAGCCTCCTCAGGAGATTCGAACACACCTCTAATATTGACATAGTCAGCCCCTTTATTATTGAGGATATAAAGATAATCCTCAATCATGTAAGCTTTAGGATTATTTTTAGTAAACTTATCTGATGCAATAAAAGGTACCTCGTAAGGTCTAATCATTTGGTATCTGTTAACACCAGTGATATCTCCTACATAGGTGATAGCTTCTTCGAAGTTAAATCGTACAGTTCTTGGAATTTTCTTAACTGTTCTATAGGCAGGACAGTCAATAGTGATGTTACAGCACTTAGACATGTCAACTTGTTCTAGTTGTACACATCTTAAGTCTTGCTCTAGGTGCCTAGTAATTAGCCCATTACGAGCATAATCTCTGCGAATAAATACAGCACGGTAGTGCCTAATGTTAAACTTAATTTGGTCTAAAGAGATATTCTCATCCTGCGATGATCTACCTCCTCTAAAGGCATTCAGCAGGTTATATGCAATCTCATCTAATGTCATTACTTACAGTATTAGTTACTATTACTATTTTCTATCTCTTTTTTTACTTTTACTAAGTCTGCACACTTTTCATATTCCTCTGTACTTGCAAAGTAGTTAATCATTAGATCAGCTACTTTCAAGAATGATTCTTTTTGTTTTGGATTAAAAGGGAATATTACTACAAGTTTCTCTTCAGTTAACTCTGCTAGAGTTCTTTTGTTAGTAATAAGCTTATATCCATTATTATAGCAAGAATCTATAGATGCAACCTTCTCTAAGAATTCATCCATAGATCTCTCAAAATCATCGTCTTCAGTATCGTTATTGTAGTTAATCATTTCACGTTACTTTGTAGGTATCCTTCTAAGCCATTCTCATAACTCCAAATATATCCTTGAGCTACTCTTAATGACTCGTATCCCATAGTTTTGTGCCAGTCATCGTTGGCACAAATGGAGGGGATAAATCTTACTTTAACTCCCCTGTACTCGTTTACCATTTCTTTATGCAAATGTCCACAATGTACTTCTCTAACTCGGCATCTAGCAAACATCTCTGGTTTCTCAGTTGCCATAATTAGAGGCATTTCAGAAGCTTTCTCTTTATCTCCGTGAGTATACATTATCATGTTTACCCCGAATTCTATATACTTCCTACTTTCATTGCTGTTATTAACCGTGACATTCTTGTCATTTCTATACCAGCCTTTTATAAAGTCCCCTGCATAAAACATTCTTTCAAAGTCGTGATTCCCTGATACTACAATAACATCTACGGGTGCAAACTTTTTGAGATAGTCAATACCTCTAACAACTAATTCACAGTATCCTCTAAAGGTTTGTCTCCATCCTATAGCATCATGCTGTGGAGTTCCTTTGGTTGTGGTCATTCTTAAACCTTCTGAATTCAATCCATCATTCCCGATAGGAAGGATGATCTTCTGAATGTTTAATCCTTTGGCCTTATACATTAGACTCTCTATAGTGTCTAAGAACTGAGCCTCCATTCCTTCAATAGAAAGATCTGTAAGTTTTCCGTAATGTATGTCAGGTAGGGATATTTCGTAAGCTACTGCATCTTTTGAGTCTGGTGGAGGAGTTTGCTTAAATACTTTTGGGCTATACCCTGATGCAAACTCTTCTATCTCCTTTTTAATTTCCTCAACAGATAATCCAGATTTAGTTACGACGGAGAACCGTTGCTCTCCTCCCATTGTCTGCCAGAACTTAACTGAGGATACATCCTCTTTTGAGATCTGGTTCTTAGTCAAATACTGTTCAAATTCTGTAATTACATTATAATTACTATTTGAATTAGCTAAATCAGGGAGACTGTCAACTGTTTTTCCTAGTTGCTTAGCCTCCCTGATAGCTCTTACAGCAACATCAACAGATACTTTAAATCTGGATGCTACTCTGGTTGGGCTACTTTTTAAGTAACCTGGTTTACCTTTTAGTTCTTCAACAAGCTTCTTTATCGTCATTGGATGATTTTCATCAGAGCTTCAATTTGCTCAGCTGAAATATCCTCTGGTAAAACTTTTTCATCAATCAATACAAGCTCTACCGTTGATACTTCATCAAGCTTTGCATTAACTTCGTCCATCTGTACTTTTCTTCTATCAATAATTTCTTTGTTCTCTTCTTCGAACTTCTTAAGTCCATCAGAATCCTCCTTATTGATAAATTCCTGAGCCTTTACTGAAAGCTCAATAAACTCCTCAGATGGAAGAGCCATGTCTTCAATAGACTGCAAGTGCTCCTTAATAACTTGCAGATTCTTGATAACTGCTTTAGCATAGTTAACTCCCTTTACTGATCTAGTGTCATTAAGGGTTTTGTAAATGTTCAGGAGTTCCCTGTTACTTGCGGTGATAAAAGCACCGTACTTTTCTTTTGAGTTAATCATTAATTTATTATTTGGTTTTAAACTTGCATTATTCTGCGGTAAGATAGATTCTAATCCAACCTTCTACCCCGTTAATTTTAACTTTAATTGCTCCAGTCTTAGCAGCAGCCGAAGCTGTTGAACTAGAGATTGAGTTAGCACTAGCTGCACTGCTAGTCCCGACAAAGTTAATAAAAGATTCGTTTGTGTCAAGCTGTTCAAGCTCAATTACAGGGACGTTAGCTGCGGCATCATCTTGCTTAACATCTAGCGGAGCTGATGGAGATGCATTAGTAATACCTACATATCTGCTAGTTCCTTTAAGAGTAAGTATTCTCTGAGCTACAGCTGATGCGTTATTTCCAAAGAATTCAAAGTCTCCAGAACTACCAGTACCATCGTGATTACCAGCATTAAATACAACTGATCCACCTTGGTTAATACCAACTGAATTACCACCTTTTAGATAAAGAACTCCACCAGCATTAGCAGCTGTTGCAGATGCTGCAATTACACTTAAGCTAGATGGGGATGTAACACTAGTACTTTGAATAACCTGAGCAGCACTTCCTTTAAGATAGATATCTTGGTTAATATTCAAGTCTCCACTGTGGAATGTAGAACCAGGAGTTGTAGCCCCGATGAATACTCTACCACTAGAGTTGATGTTAATACCTTCGTCAGCACCATCTCCACTAATCCAGTTAGCACCATAAATGTTATATCCATTTACGTTAAAGTTAGAACTAGCAGTAGATACAGTAGCAGCAATAGTAATTGTTCCAGCACCGTTAGTTACAGTGATGTTAGAACCCGCTGTCAGTGTCCCAAGAATTGGTGCTAGACCAGTTCTTCCAATTGGAATCTGACCATTAACTGCAGCTCCCAGAGTAGTAAAAGCAGATGTGCCATTACCTAGAAGTAAAGCATTAGAAGATAAAGTAGTTGCTCCTGTACCGCCATTAGCTACTGGCAAAGTACCTGTTACGTTAGTTGTCAAACTAACTGTACTTAAAAATGCAGATGTAGTATTATTACAAGTAGATAGGTCTATGTTAGCTGGGTTAACCTGCAATGCAATATTACTACTAACAGTAGATACTGTAAGCAAGTTGCTTAAAGACCTGATTCCCTTAAAGTTAATAATGTTTTTATCAGTGATGTTAATTACTAGTGTTTCACTGCTAGTTCCTACTGTGTTTACACTAGGAAATAAGTCTTGAAGTACAAACTTGTTATTCCCTAAAGGACTAGTTCTAGCTACTAGTAGAAAGTCTGTACTTACTACACTTGATTTAACTAATGTATTTAAAGCTGAAATTGTAGACATGTCTTTATATTAAGTTTATTGGGAATTCACTTTCTAAGTAAATCAAATTATTTGTTGTAAGACTACCTTCTTTAGTCAAGTAATCTGCTGTTGGATCTAGGTTAGCTGTAGTAGGTGCTTTACCTTTAGTTCCACTTCCAATTGCAGGTACTGAGGCTGGAGTTACTATACAGTCTGCACAATACTTATTTGCAAAGTTTAAGAAAGTTTCAAGATAAGTAGTAGCAGTATAAGTTGGGGTTACAAACTGAGCAGTATCTGCTGCATACGTTGCTCCAATTACTGCAGGATATATAGTAAATGTAGTTATATTACTTCCTGCATTGTAAGTAGCATCTGTTACAGTATGAGTAATTTGTGCCCCAGTTGTTCTAGTTACCAATATTTGGTATCCTAGATATCTTAAGAAATTACCAGTAGCAGTTACTTTATCATTATTAAATAGTACAGTTGTTACAGTTGCTAAAGTAGCAATGTCATCAAATATAATTCCAGGGGCAGAAGTTCTATTGTATATACAGTTAAGAGCTCTTGAATCACAGTCTTTCTTATTCAAAAGATCTAGAATCAACTGCATCTTAGTAAGTTCCATATTGTCACAAGGAACTCCACCAGATATTTTATTATAGTAAGTAGTAACTTTAGTATTAAAGCAGTTCTTAAAGTTAGCTAATACTTCAGGATAGTCTAATCTATTAGCTACTGATGGTACATCTATAGAAGAATAACAGGTTAGTGCAGGATCTAAGCTATCAGTAGGAATAACTCTATTCTCTATTCCTGTAATAAATGTCTTTAATTGATTGAGTGATGTCCATCCAGTTGCTGGAGGACAACTGGTAGCGGTAGCGGGTGTTGCAACGGATCCTTTAACTTGACTATCCTTGTCTGCATATGCCCAGTTTGCTCCAGCATCTATAGAATATATAACAAAGTTATAGGTACCTTCAGTACTTGTATATGAAAATTCATAGTAGAATGTACTATTATCCGATGAGGGATATATGTTAGGAATTACTTCAAACTCCTGTCTAACTGATACATCATAGACCTTAATTACTGCACCATCACACGGTGTAGTAGTTCCACTAGTACCACATTCTCTACAAATTTCAGCCATTAGTTATAAGTTTAACAGCCACATGCACATGTTGCAGTGCAGAAGCTTTTAGCTTTATTATATTTATTAATAGCGTCAGTTATATTAGCATCACTAAAAGTTGCGTGAGCAGCTCCTTTAACAAGAAGATTTATCTTTTGAGCAGTTCTTAGGTCTTCATCACATCTGTCACACTGACAAGTACAAGTTATTGCTCTTTCTACTAGACCTGCTATACAGCAATCTATTTCTGCAGTGCCGATTCCATAACTGCTAATTCCACTACTATCTACGGTAATCATAATTACCCCATTAAGATCTTCTTCTAAGTTTGTTGCTGTGGTATTCCATGTAAGAATATCACTAGCATCTGATAAGATTGTACCACTTTCCTTAGTTGTACCAGTAGTGTAGTTAGTATATGTGAGAGCATCACTAGTTGGAATGCCACTTACTACTACTGTTAAATTCTTAGAATCAGGGGAGATAGTTATAGACTCAATTCTAGCTGGCATTAGCTTATAGTTTTGTTGTAAAGATAAGAAAAAGTAGGGGATTGCTCCCCTACTTTTAATTAATTAAGATTATGGATTGTTTTGAAGAACGAGATCAGTAACTCTCTCATTGTCACTAGTAACAGTCACTCCAAATACAGTTGCAAAGTTAGCAAATGCAGCAAGAGCTGTAGAACTAGAACCTACGTAGATTTTAAGAATGTTCAATTCCCCAGCACGAGCAATACCAGTGCTTGCAGGATGATCATGCTTGTAGGCAATTTCTATCGAATCATACTTGTAACCAATTTGAGCAAAGTCAGTTTGAGTTACAGGGAAGTACATACGGTTGAAGTTACCATACCGAGCACGTTGTGACTTCTCTTCAGAGATAACTTCCGCATAGTTACTTGCAGGAGTAAATCTAGTAGCAACAACTGCACCAGCAGCACCAGTACCATCAGAGTACTGAACTACCATGTCAAACTCAACACCTTGGTGACGAGCAGTAAGTGCCAAAGTACCAGCAGCAAGTGCATTAAAGTTGAAGATTGCATCCAAAGTTTTATTAGTATTGATTGCATTCTTTACAAAATCACAAGCAGCTGCAGCTGTAGCAGTATTAGTTCCTGCTGGAATTTCTACGTTGAAGATCATACGACCTGCAGAGAAATTACCAATCAAAGGGAATACTTTGTTACCAGAGCTTGGAGATGTACTACCAACTACATCGAGATTGATGTTAGCAGGGTTTGCATAGAATTCGTACATAGTAGGTGCAGTACGAACTGCAATACGAACCATAACATTCTTACCAGCTGTAATCGTACCTGGAGGAGTCCAAGTTTGAATAGGAGTGGTTTGAACGTCAGATGCCCATCCGTTATAGTTGATTCTTACAATGTTAGCAACATCGATAATTGGAGAAGCAAGTGGATTGCTATTTGGAGTAGTCTGAACAAACTGAACTTCCTTAAGTCCAGTAATATCAGCTACTGCAAAGTCACCAGCTCTTACATCGTACATACCCAGCTGACTTACGTTAGCTGCAGTATTTACATTAAAAGCAGTACCTGCTGGAAGCATTGTAACACTGTTAGCTACAAATACTTGATTTAAACTAGAAGGTGCCATTTTTTTTAAATTTTAGGCGTTAAACACATTATTTAATTATTCACTTTCAAATGTTTCCATTGATTGTGATTGATACCTTTGGGCTTCGATTCCCTCAAGTATGCTCTTTACAGCCATTTCAACAATCTCATCATGTGTATGTACTGGGAGTTCAGACCCTGTTCCAGATATGATTGATATGTCTTTTGGCTTTCTAATATATCTGATAGTCACTTGGGAAACAACAAAACTGCTGTCTGTGTGAACATCTATAAAGTTTTGTTCTAGTGTATAAATAGGGGATCTGTAATCTGTTATGTTGAATGGATCATCCATCATAGTAATTACGTCATCATGTTGTGCAAATTTACAAGCACTAATTCTTTTAGTTGCAGTTGGAGCTGTTCTCCAAAGGCTAATTTGGCTATTTATAAGTGTATTAATTGGCTGCTCAATAGCTGAACTTGCTCCAGTAGAATCTACCCATACAAGTTTTAGATAGTATCCTGTAGCTGGATCAGTTTCAAATGGATAAATCCTTTGCAGATATAAACTGTTACTGTCTAGGGGAGGAGTTCTTTGGGCACTATCATCAACTGACCCTCCTATAAAATCATTTATAGATACTCTAAATCCATACATTGTAGGAAAGTATGAATTTGGATTTATAAGTATATCCCTAGTTAGCTCCTCTCCAAATGGAGTATTTGTAAACTGTACAAAACTATTTGCAACAGTATTCCAAGTTTCTATCATAGTTAGATAATATCCTGGAGAAGGAGGAGTTAAATCTAATTTCACTATGTTTATATTTTGAACCTTAGGAACATATTTTTCAAATATGCTACCATTACATTCATAAGATACTTCAGCTTTAACCCCTACTAAAAACAAGTAGTCCAAAGGCAAGGTATATCTATCTAAGTAGATATTACTGTTGTTTCCAGTATATGTATACGAACCTAGTGAATCTGTTGCTATTCCATGACTAACAGTCCACCCAGCATTTTCTACTACTAAATGCCTTAAATCATCTATTCTTTTTTGAGATTGTTCAAACCCTTTACCCTGCCTATTAGAACTAGGAGTATACCTCTGCTTTATGAATCTCATAGAAGCAAGGTTTAACTCGTAGTCTATCTCTTGGGGCAAGAGGTTGTCAGCCTGGAAGGATGCAAGTTTTTGCACCCCCAGGTTGACAGCTATATGCATCTCATTTACAGTCATTTATATCACTTCTTGGAGTCTAGCTCTCATGATATTTACTTGACCTGAGTTTTTCTTATTTTTGAAATATACGATTGCATCTTTGATATCCTCTCCGATTGTCTCATCTTCATAGATTAGTTGGTTTCCAATCTTACGAAGAACTGACTTTTCAACCATATTTTCAATTTCAGCTCTCAATTCAAGGTTATCATCTAGACTATATTTTAAAAACCTTTCTGGATTCTTTTCTTTATAGTCATACAAGTTATTCTCAAGTTCCATTGACGAGATTCTTTCTGGGTCTGTCCCCATAAGAACTCTAGTCAACATTTTAACTTTATCCATGTTTCCAGAGAGCTTAATAAACTCTTTGTCAGCATCCTTCTTAACTTGTACCTTTTCGTTCTTCTTTAACAAGTCCTTTTGCGGGTCATAAATATAGAACTTTTTAGCTGGATCTGTATTCATTTCTTCTTCAGAAACAGCTACTTGTCTATGTTTCATGCACCATTTCCAGTAAATATAATCCATTGCACTTACTGGGGTACCATCATCATGGGTACCAATGTTCAATTCAACTCCTTCAAATGGCACTTTCAAACTAAGACTTGCCCAGAAGTCTTTAGTTTTAGCTGGCCAATCTTGGTGAGTTGCTGGAACATCTACAATTCCTTTCAATAATTTAGCTTCTTCTTCTCCATCTACTCCTTTGAGTGGGAGACGATCTATAAAAATAGATCCGATTTTAACTTTAGCTCCAGCTCTAATCTCCTTTGGAAGGTGGTTTAGAACTTCTTTTCTTCTAATAAAAATTTTCTTATCCATAATAATGTTCTTTTTGCTTTAGTTAAGCCTAGGAGAAAGAATAACCTAGGGTTTTATATTTAAAAGGGGGGAGTGGTTACCCCCCTTTTTAGTGCAAACCAAATAAAAATTACGATGCAATACACTGAAGGTCCAAACTAGTATCAAAGCGACGAAGCAAGATACCAGCAGTCTTCAACATATGAACAGAAGCACCGTCTATATCACTAGCTCTGGTGTCAGTTTCAGTGAATCCTTTTGGAACAACTGAACCTGCTACACACCAACGGAGCATTTCACGACCTTTTTTGTTTACCATCTGAAGGTTGTTTTCACCATCATAAGTAGATTGGTCAACAAAAGTCATACGATAAGACTCGAGTGGAAGACCAGATACTGGGTGCTTCTTAGAAGCTTGAGCCACAGGACCGTGATCGAACAAAGGAGACTTAACTACGTTTACTTTATGACCATCTACGTGCTCATAAGTAGTGAAGTAACCAGTAATACCAAGATTACGACCTGATCCAGTGATGAATGTAGGTTGAGTAGTCTGAAGGTAAGTGTTACTACCATAGTAAGACTTAAGTGCACGGTCAAATTCACGAGCACCACCGATACCAGTGTACAAAGTAACCTGCTTATCAGTAGCATCAGTCATACCATAGAACAAATCACCGATAGTCTCCTCAAGTTTAGCTTGAGTAAGAGTAGAGTAAGTGTCTTTGTTGATGATTTGCTCAAACAAACCAGGACCTGAGATTACAGGTTGGCCGTTCTCATCGAGCATAGTGCTAACACCGTTAGCATCGTGAGTCTTCTGACCGTACCAGTAGTACATCTCACACTCTTCTTTGAACTTAAGCATGTGACGGTACTCTTCGTAATCCATCCACAACTTAGTCTTAGAACCTTCTTTCAAAGGCAATTCGAACTGGGCTACATAATCTTTAGCGTTACCAGAGAAGTGGTAAGACTTACGAATAGTACCAATCTTAGAACGAACAAGACCTGGAGCAGTCCAGTTAGATGCATTACCACGTGAGAAGTCAATACCCACGTTAGCATACAACATACCCCAAAGTGCACCTGCAGCAATATCTGCTGAAAGAATAGATGTTACATCAGGAGAAACAAGCTTCAAAGTGTATTTCCAACCTGCACCATCAGATACTGGCTCGGTCATAATACGAGCGAGAACACCAGACTGAGATACCAAAGTGTAAGGGAAAATGAACCACTTGTCAGGGAAAGTAACAGTGAAAGGTGCACCACCTGCACCAGTTCCTGTAGAAGTAATAACAGGACGAACATTAATTTCATGTGTTTTCACACGGTATTCGTACTCATAACGGTCAATTGAGCGAGTATTACCAACACCTTCTGTCAAGAAAGACAACGGGAATTTTTTCTCCTCACGACCAGCCAAATGAGTAATAATCGGAGAGAGCTCCGCTGGACGTTCCATAAGTGCATTAACCAACGAGTTAGTGTCAGTCATCTGTGCATCATTATAGTAGGTCTTAAGTACTTGCATTAGTGCCATGATCTATATAATTTTAAAAGTTAATTGTTGTTTGAGTCTTATTCAAACAGCTTCTTCATATCCAGTTTATCTGGATCAAATTTTGTCATTTTCTTATCAACCCTACCATAGTTTTTAACCTTCTCTTGTTGGTTAACAATTCTATCTCTCAGGTTCTTAGCACTTTCAGTTTTAGCCTTAGTGCTAATAATATCGTTAAGCTTAAAGCCCTTGAACATCAAGTAGTCAACTGCTAGTTTAACTTCAAGTTCGGCATTAGCATAATCTTCATCTCTTTTAGTAGCTCCATTCTTATTAATAGGGGCTGATATGTAATCGAAGAATCTTGATTTCTCTTTCTCAGGGATACGGATCCCAGCAAATTCTTTACCCTCATCAATAACATTAGCTACATTCTCCCAAAACTCTTGTTGTTGCTTAGTAGTTTGAGCTTGAATTTCTTTCTGCTCTTCTACAAGTCTTTCTCTTTCTTCTCTTTGAACATTAGCTAGTTGCTTTTGAGCAATTGCAGCTTTGTCATAGAGCTTACCTGAATCTTCATAATCCTCGAGCATGTCTTTGATAAACTCTTCGTCATGCCCTTTAGTCTTAAAGTATTCAGATACAAAAGCCTTTTGGGTTCTAATATCTCCTTTGTCAATCTCGTATTGACTATAGTCAAGATTTGGGTTATAAGCTTGGAAGAATTTCTCTGAATCTCCACCAGCCATCACAAAGTCCAAATGCTTTTGAACTAATGGGAACTGTTGGAAGAGTTCATTGATTTGATCCTCTGCAATGTTCTGAGCAATTTCTTTTGTAAACTCAACAAGGCCTTCTTCAGTATCCTCATATTCGTTTTCAACTTCATAACCAAGGGCTTTTGCAATTGACTCTGCAATTGAATAATCCCCTTCTGCAGCTGTATCTTCATCAGCATCTTCTGAATCTTCATTCTGA